AAAAATTATCAGTAACTGCTACAAAATCATTGTCTGCAGGAAGCGTAGAAACAAACTCAATAACAGCAAATGCTGTTACGTCAGCAAAAATTGCATCAAATTCTATACTTTCTCGACACATAGCAAACAATAGTATTGTTGGAGCAGACATAAGTGCTACTACACAAATAACTGCAAGTACCTTTACAGGAGCACTTACAGGTGACGTAACAGGTAATGTTGTAGGAAATCTAACGGGTACAATACAGACTGCAGCACAAACAAATATAACAAGTGTTGGAACTTTATCAGCTTTGACAGTTTCAGGACAATTAACAGCAGGTGGATTATCATACCCAACTTCTGATGGAACAAACGAACAAGTATTAAGAACAGATGGAAGTGGAAATCTTTCTTTTGGAACAATTAGTGGAACAACACTCAATAACAATACAAATAATTATGTAATGACTGGTACAGGTACTGCGAATACATTGAATGGTGAGTCAGGTTTGATCTTTGATGGAACTAATCTGGGTGTTGCAACTAATAATCCTGACCAACTTTTACAAGTAGGTTCAGAATCTTATGGTGCAAATGCAATCATCAAAACTCAAGTTGATGGTAGTGATGTAGGTAATTTTGATTCTGGGTTGCATATGCGTAGCCATGATGATAATTTTGGTGGCTCCATTATTTTAGAAAGTCGTTCAGGTACGAATGATATTATTAACTTCAAGTATCATAACAATTCATCTGCTGGTGTTACAGCAATGGCGATTGATGCAACAAATGGAAATGTTGGAATTGGTGCGGATAGTCCAGGTTCTATTCTTGATATTCGTAAAACAAATAGTGGAGGCGTTGGTCCGACATTATCCTTAATTAACGGTGCAAGTGTAGCCAATGGAAATGCTGTTGATATAAATATGGCTGGAAATCCCGGAGGAGGAGCTCTTGCTCCAACAGGAAGAATTCGTTTAACTGAAAATGCAAGCGCAATTCCAACACTTGGTTTTCATTTATATGACGGTGCAAACCTTGGTGAATGCATGACTCTTCATCACCAGGGAGGTACTACTCTAAAACTAAGTAGTTATGCTTCTATGTTTAGATTAAAATCTGGAGCAGGAGCAGTTTTTGGTCACAATGTTGAAGCAAGTAATAACGCCAATGAAATAATTCAAAGTAATACTGGCTATTATGGTTCTTTTATAAAAATGTATTATAATAAAGGAATAGCGTTTCACACAATGAGCTCAGCGGGAACCACCGGAGATGTTATCGATAGTCCTACTGTTAGTGGCACACAACGCATGAGGATTGATAATGGTGGGCGAGTTGGAATTGGGACTGATAGTCCAAATTATTTACTTGATGTAAACGAAATAGGGCGTAACTCCACAGGAGAAGTGTTGCTGACAGCAGGTAATGCTTCATCTAACGACTACACACAATCAACTTTATTAAGACTTAGAGCAACAAGTATCAATCCAAATTCAACTGCTCGCAATATTAATGGAGCTGTAGCAGAATTAAGATTAAACCATACAGACTTAGCAGGTAATGCTAGTGGTGGAACTATGACTTTCCACACCAATCCTGGCAATAATATTGCAGGTGCTTTAGCAACAAGGATGACGATTGCAGCTAATGGAAGCATTGGTGCGCCTTCAGGCACAAATATTTATAACGCTTCTGATGAAAGATTAAAACAAAACATTTCAACTTTAAGCAATAGCTTAGATGTTATAAACGCTTTAAATCCTGTTCAGTTTAATTGGGTTGACAATTTTGAAGAAAGCGAAAATGGAAAAAACTTATATGGGTTTATTGCACAAGAAGTTCAAAATGTATTTCCTGATGCAGTGGAAAATTTTGGGAATAATGTTGAGGTAGATGGTACACTTGTTGAAAATCCTTTAACAGTAAGAGATAAATTTTTAATTCCTGTTTTAGTCAAAGCCCTCCAAGAACAACAAACAATAATAGACAACTTAAAGTCAAGAATAGAAACATTAGAGGAATAAATAATGGCACTACAAAAAATAAACACAGATTTAATTGACGGAGATGCAGTCACAGCCGCAAAGATAGCTGATGATGCAGTTACAGCTGCAAAAATAGATAGTCTTACAGCAACCGTTACAGAACTTAATCATACTGATGGAGTAACATCAGGAATTCAAACCCAGCTTGATACAAAAGCTACAACAGGAAAAGCTATAGCAATGGCTCTAGTTTTCGGATAAACATAGGAGAATATTATGGCAAATCCAAATTTAGTAAATGTAACTTCGATATACGCAAATAGTATAAATGGAGCATTAGATACTACAGTCACAACTGATTTATTAACTTGTGCAAGTGATAAAGTAATAAAAATAAATAGTATTATTGTTGCTAACATTGACGGTACAAATGCCGCTGATGTAACAATGGGAATAATTAAAAGTGGCGGATCAGTAGTATTATTTGCTTCAACTATTTCCGTGCCCGCTGATGCAACACTTGTTCTTATCGATAAGAACTCAAGCATCTATCTTGAAGAAGGAGATGTTTTAGAGGGTGGAGCAAGTGCTAATGGAGATTTAACATATACTATTAGTTATGAAGAACTAGACGACGCTTAAGGAGAAAATAAATGGCACATTTTGCAGAACTTAACTCAACTAATGAAGTATTGAGAGTAGTAGTAATATCAAATGATGATGTAGACACAAACGGAGGAGAATTATCCACTGAAGCAGAAACATTTGTATCTACAATAGTACCTTATTCAGAGAATGGTACTGCTTGGAAACAAACTTCATACAATAATAACTTTAGAAAACAATATGCAGGTATTGGTGATACTTATGATGCATCAAAAGATAAATTTATTTCACCACAACCTTACTCATCTTGGTCTTTAGACTCTAATGATGATTGGCAAGCACCAGTTACTTATCCTAATTCAGTAGAAATAAGTTCAAATACAGTTTACACATCTTGGGATGAAGACAATCAAAAATGGCTAGGAGAAACCAATGTTGGTGATCCAATAGTTACAACCAATTACGAATGGGATGCTACTAATCTGCAATGGAATGAGGTCTAACCATGGCTAATTCTAATGGCGGAATAGTAGGTGTCGATAATCCAGTAACTGTTCAAGCAGAACAAATAACTACCTTTAATGCTAGCGGTACACTTACTACTCAACCGCAAACCACAAGTATTGAATACCTAGTAGTCGCAGGTGGAGGTGGCGGTGGTAGTACATCTGGCGGTGGCGGAGGTGCAGGAGGCTTTCGCACAGCTACAGGTAATCCAGTTTCAGGCAATTCTCCTTATCCAATAACTGTAGGAGCAGGTGGAGCTGGAGGTAGCAATGCTAAAGGAACTTCAGGAAGTAACTCAATTTTAGGAACACCTACACCAATTACTTCAACAGCTGGTGGTGGCGGTGGTGGCGGAAATGATGGTCCAGCTCCAGGCGGTGCTAATGGTTTATCAGGTGGTTCAGGTGGTGGCGGTGGTGGAGCAGGTCCTGATCTTAGTGGTCCAAATTCAGGAGGAGCAGGAACTCCAGGTCAAGGAAACGCTGGTTCTGATTCATATCCACCTGCTGCTCCATTTTCTTTAATTTCACCAGGACCAGGCACAAGAATGGGTGCAGGTGGTGGTGGAGCAAGTGCAGCAGGAGAATTTCCCCCTGCAAATAATACAGGTGGTAATGGAGGCAATGGTTCTCCATCAACCATTTCAGGTTCAGATGTAACTTATGCTGGTGGAGGCGGTGGAGGAACATTAAATTATGCAACTTGGAGTCCCTCATACTCAATGGGTCCACCCTCATCTGGGGGTACTGGCGGTGGCGGAGCTGGTGGCGGTGGTAATGGCGGTACAGCTAATGGAGTTGCAGGAACAGCTAACACTGGTGGAGGCGGTGGAGGTGGTGATTATGGAAGTACCACTACTTCAGATGGTTCAGCAGGTGGCTCAGGTATAGTTATTGTAAAAGAAGCAGCAGCAACATCAGCATCAGGAGTATGGGATATGAACGCCCTTTATGACAATGTGAAAGCAGGGAGTTGGACAAATGCCTAGATTAGTCGGAGCAGTACAAGCAACAACAGCAGGAACTCAAGCTCAACAAATTACTACATTCAATTCTTCAGGAACATTTACTGCTCAACCAAAAACAACTAATGCTTGGGTATTAGCTGTAGCTGGTGGTGGCGGTTCAGCTATGCAGGGGTCTGGCGGTGGAGCAGGTGGATATTTAGAAGCACCTTCTCATCCGTTGCCTTTAAGCCCAGTACCTATAACAGTAGGAGCAGGTGGAGCAGGTGGATTTGATGGAGGTCAAGGAGGACTACCTGCCAATACTTGGGGTGATCCTGGTTCAAATTCAATTCTAGGAGCAGCAGCACCTCTTACAGCTATAGGTGGTGGTGGTGGAGTTAGGGGTATTTCAGGTACCCCACAAGCAGGACAAAGTGGTGGCTCAGGTGGCGGAGGTTATCGAGGGGGAGCAGGTGCAGCAGGAACACCAGGACAGGGTAATGCAGGTGGTTCAGCTACTACTGGAAAAACTGGTGGAGGAGGAGGAGCAGGTGCAGCAGGTCAAAGTTTAACAGCACCAAACCCTCAATCAGGTGGAACAGGTGGAAATGGACTAGCATCTTCTATTACTGGCTCATCTATTTACCGAGCTGGTGGTGGTGCAGGTGGTTGGGTTCCAGGACCTGGAGGTTCTCCTTGGACATCAGCAGGTGGATTAGGCGGTGGTGGACAAAGCGGAAGATATGCTGAATATACTATAGGGGGTCAACCACAAGCAACAGCAGGTACAATTAACACTGGGGGTGGAGCAGGTGGAGCAGCTGAAGGTTACGGAGCTCCTGGTGCTATGTCAGGTGGTTCAGGCACAGTAATTATTAATGAACCTCAAGTCGATTTTGTAGATGGCACTTCGAGTTGTTGGGATTTAAGATCAGTATTTAGAGCAGTTAAAGCTGGTAACTGGACAAACTCATAATAAAAAATGAATTTAAAATATTATTACTGGTACTTTCAATCAGCCATACCTGAAAGAATATGTGATGATATAGTTCGTTATGGTCAAGAGCAAGAAAAACAAACTGCTATTACAGGAAATCAAGATAAAGATATAAAAGATTTAAGTGAAATAGAACTTAAAAATATTCAAAAGAAAAGAAAATCTGATGTGGTGTGGATGAATGACAGGTGGATATACAAAGAAATACAACCTTACATCCATCAAGCAAATGCAAATGCTGGTTGGAACTTTGAATGGGATTGGTCAGAGTCTTGTCAGTTTACTGAATATAAAAAAGACCAGTTTTATGATTGGCATTGTGATTCTTACGAAGAACCTTATGACAATCCTGAAAATCAAAATGTGCATGGTAAGCTAAGAAAACTTAGTATGACTGTATCACTAACCGACCCTGAAGAATACGAAGGTGGAGATTTAGAATTTGATTTTAGAAATACAGATGAAGGTTCACAGCCTAGAATATGTGAAGAAATTAGAAAGAAAGGCAGCGTAATTATATTTCCTTCTTTTGTTTGGCATAGAGTCAAACCAGTAACCAAGGGAATACGACACTCCTTAGTGTGTTGGAATTTAGGATATCCATTCAGATGAGTTTTAAGAAAAATAAATACCAAGTTATTAAAGGTGCTATATCAACAGAGTTAGCAGATTTTTGTTATCAATACTTTTTAAATAAAAGAGCAGTAGCAAGACACCTGTTTGACGAAAAATATATATCACAATTTACTGAATACTTTGGAGTTTGGAACGACCAACAAATACCTGAAACGTATTCACATTACTCAGACATAGTTATGGAAACTTTATTACAAAAAGTTAAACCTGTAATGGAAAAAGAATCAGGTGTTAAGTTAACTGAAACATATTCATACGCTAGAATCTATAAAAAAGGTGATGAGTTAAAAAGACACAAAGATAGATACTCTTGTGAAATATCCACCACCATGAATTTAGGTGGTGATGATTGGTCAATTTTTTTAGAACCATCAGGTGAAGAAGGCAAAAAAGGAATAGAGGTTAAACTTGAAGCAGGCGATATGTTGATGTATCGAGGATGCGATTTAGAACACTGGCGTGAACCTTTTGAAGGTAAAGATTGTGGGCAAGTATTTTTACATTACAACGATGCTAATGGTAAAGATGCCGAAAGTAATAAGTATGATGGCAGACCTATGATAGGATTGCCCAGTTGGTATAAATCAAATTGTTAAGATTTTTAATTCAAAGGGTTTAATAAGATAATACGGCGAACACTCGCCAAAGCACACTAGGAGAAATATTATGTGGGCATTAGTAGAAAGTAATTCTATAACAAAAACATTTAATAGACTTAAAGGGTTTACACTGGGGGACGTTCAATATCCCGCAAGTATTTTTACTTTATGGTCACAGGCTAATTCCCAACAGTTTAAGGAGATAAACAATGACCACAAAAATTAAATCAGGAGTAATAGCAGCAGGAGCAGTAGATGCTACTGCACTATCTGATAATAGTATTACAATAGCACATTTAAATTGTAGCGATGGTACCAATGGACAAGCACTTGTTACTGATGGTAGTGGTACAATATCATTTGCTGATGTTGGAATTGATGGAATAGTATCAAGTGCTGATGCTACTGCTATAACTATTGATAGTTCAGAAAATGTTGGAATTGGTTCAAGTAGTCCTGTAGCACCTTTAACAATTAATGACAAAGCAACATTTTCATTTAATGTAAATGATTTTTCTTTAGGTCATCATCTTTACTATGACTCAGCAGTTAATGATAGATGGGAAAGATTGTCTGGTAATGCTGGTAGTGCCTTATATCAAACAGCAGGAAATATGATTTTCTACAGGACATCCTCAGGTGGTTCTACAGGGGATTCTGTAACTCCATCAGAAAGTATGAGAATTAATAGTTCTGGATCAGTTGGAATTGGTACGAATAATCCTGACCATAAATTTCATGTTGATGCAGGTGCTCCTAATTCTTCTGATAAAACACTAGCTGCATTTAGTTCCCAAAGAACATTAAGAGATATAGGTTTTATTTGGGATGACAGTGAATCTACACTAGGAATTGCCACTCTAACAAACCATGATCTTGTATTTCATACTAACGGTAATTCAAATGAACGCATGAGAATTGCTGCTTCTGGTGATATTACTATGTCAGGAACAGGATCGCTAAAAGTACCTTCTGGTACAGCAGCAGAGAGACCTTCTTCTCCAACAGCTGGAATGATGAGATATAATAGTAGTAATAGTGAATTAGAGGTTTATACTAATATGTGGTTGCCTATAAAAACTGAAGCACCCTTAGCATTTCAACAAGCAAGTACATATCATCAAAGATGGACTATTGCTGCTGATGGTCAATCGGCTCAAGCAGGAAGTGGTTATACTGCTATTACAGTAAATTTAAACTTTGAAGGTAATTTTATCGTAATTGCAAAATGGTCACATGATTATATGGGAATTGGTATAGGATATAAAGCTGGGATCACAAATGCAAACTTTACAGGAGAAAGCAATGATGCAGTTGGTCCTTATGGTGGAGATTCTAATGGAGATGGTTTTGATAGTACTGTAAGTTATATGGGACAATATCATTGGCCAATAAGTGGTGGTGGAGCCAATACCAATTCGACAACTTATTATATTAAACACCAAAGAGCAGGTAATACTATTAGCACTCACTATAGTACAGATTCTGCTTCTGCAACAAATCCAACTCATTCAAGCTGGACTCAAGTACAATCTGCTACAATTAGTTCTACCGATCATTGTAAACCAGTTTGGGGAGAGGCATCAGGTTCAGAAACTGTTCCTTTAACGCTTCTTTATAATGATATAACAGGAGGGTATAACGCATCATGATAAACTATACATGGACAATAGAAGATGTAATTGTTACTCCTTCAGTTACAATTGGAGAAGAAACTTTTACTGATGTTATACACACTATAAGATGGAAATGTGTAGGAACAGAAGGTTCTTATACAGAGTCTGAGGAACAATCATGGCCTGTAAAATTTAATAATTCTGGCACTTTTATTTCCCTTGATTCTTTAGATGTAGATACAGTTTTAAGTTGGATAATGAATACAGACGAAAGAAATAATCAAGAAAGAAAAATAATTGATTATATAGAAAAAAAGAAAAACACAAAAAATATAGGATGAGGTAACATAAAATGACAAAAACAACAATACCAGGTGGATATATAGAAACAGGATCAATAGATACAGCTTCACTTGCAGATACAAGTATTACTGCTGACAAATTACATACAACTTTAGATCTTACAGGTAAATCTGTCACAGTTGCAACAGCAACAGCAGGTGATAATGATACAACAGTCGCAAGTACTGCATTTGTATCTACTGCAATTGCAAACTTAGCCCCGCTAGCAAGTCCTACATTTACAGGTACTTTAACAGCGAGTGGTCTTGCTTACCCAACATCAGATGGCACAAATGGACAGGTGCTTACAACTAATGGAAGTGGTACTTTATCTTTTAGTACAATAAGTGGTTATACAGATAGTGATGTTGAAACTTATCTTAATACTTCTGAGATTTATACTGATGCTACAAATAATAGATTGGGTATTGGTACTGCTTCGCCTGATGCTGATTTGCATGTTGAAGGAGTAACTAGAACAAAATATTTAAGGTTTCAAAATTTAACAGATGCAACTAGTGAAGTTGCAGGAATGTATTCTTCTAGTGGTGGTGGCACAAATGAT